TTTAGAGTTCCGGTGATGACAAGGTTGTAATTAAAGAGGTTGTATGTTTTTTCGGTGCCTTGCGTCATCGTGGCAGTGCCGACGATGCTAGACAGCCCCGAACAGTTAGCGTCTGTTCCGGACTGCGTGATGGTCGTGCCTGAGAGTGCGAAGGTCATTTAAGCACCTGCGTCAGCAAAACACACCAAAACCAACTTGAAAGGGCAAAGCCAATCAAGCTCCAACAAAATGACCAGCTATTTTTGTCTTTGTTTTTCCACACCCAAAAACCAAAAAATACACATAGCCATAAAAATAGCCATATATACGCATGGGTTGCGGATTTAAATTTTGTTATTAAAAATTCAAAATCCATTACTCAGCACCTTCTTCGCTAACTGAGGCTCCGGTGATATTGCCGTCCTTATCGCGCTCGACGGTGATGGATTTTTTAACCTCGCCAGACTTTGCATCAATCTGAATATTGATAACTGGTGGCGCGACCTCTTTTGCCTCTGCTGGCATTGGGGCAGGAGGTGCGGCAACAATAGCTTTTTGCTGCTCAATCTTCTGCTCAAGAGTTTGTGTCACTTGATCCAGACGTTTCTGCAGGGCATCAATCGCCTTATTGGAATCATTCTGAATGGCGGCCACCTTCTCTTTTGCGTCCGCATCAATGCGCGCAACCTGTACCTTGGTGTTGGCTTCACGGTCAATCTGAATCGTCCGGTTGCCAAGCTCTTGCTGAGATTTGCGCAAGGCTTCGCTGACTCGCTCGATCTCGTCTGATGCTTGTTGACGGATTTGCATGATTGCGGCTTGTGCCTCACCCGCGCCTTGAGCGTCGCCCTGTGGCGCCATTGCCATTTCTGCTTCAGCCTCGAGCTTTGCAGCTCTGGCGTTTAGCTCGCGCACCTTGGCTTGCTGCTCTTTGAGTGCAGCAATAGCACCCTCGCGTTGCATTTCGAGCGCCTCGGCTTGCTGCTGCATTTGCTGCTGAACCTGTTGCTGCTCTTCGGGGGTGAGTTCTTTGTTTGGATCACGATCGCCTGTGATCTTGCGAATTGCCTCCGCAATCTCGTCCTTGTTAGGCAGGTCTGAGAAATCCATGGCGATTGTTATTAAGCGCAGCGACACTTCGGGAGGTAGGCGCGAGGCGAGCTGGTTAATGCTTTCAAACATCACTTCGCGCATTGTGCCGGCATAGTCCTGCTCGGACACAACGTAATCAGCCATTGAAGAGGTAATATCATTTAAGAATCGAACCGATCCGTCCGGCTGAACCTCTGGCTGGTTAATCTTGACCCACTCCAAGCGACTCTTGGCGCCCGTTAAGCGGATCACTTTTTCTTCGGTGTAGAACTGCTCAACTAATGAGAGCTGCTTTTCGCCTTGAATTTGCGTAGCAAAACGCAAGTTATCGAAGGGCTCGGTGGTGACAACGCTGCCTTGGAGCTGGCGCGCGCTAATTGCTTTACCTGAGACGGCGTTTGTTTCGCGCCCAAGGTTTTCGTCTGACACACCAGCTGATTTTTGAATGGCCTGAGAGTCAAGCGCCATCATCTGAATCTGACCTGTGGCCGCGTCTGTGTCGCGCTGGATCTTGAGCTCTGCACCAGGCTTTTTGATAATCATTCCGTCTGGGCGATTAACCTCTTCGCGCAGCACCTCATAGTCTGTGACCGATCCCTCGTCCATAATGACTTGGTTGGTGTTGAGCATAAACAGCGCTTTAGATGCGCGCTTGTTTAAGTCTTGCTGAATGTCGCGCACGCGCCGAATTGCACCGTAAGGTAAGCGATCGCGGCTGCGGCGATAGCACCAAATCGGAGTCAGACTAAATTTGTTGTGGCGAAATAGGCTTTTACTGCAAGCAATTAAGTGCTGCTCGGTAAACACCGCAACATGGACTTGCATGATGGTTCGGTCAACGAGCGATGAATTGGAATCGACAATTGCTTTGGTGAGTGCCGCATCGTCGGGGTTATGGATCGCGCCTTTGAGCGGACCGTGTGGTACGACCTTAACGGTAACGGGCTTGCGATACTGGCACTCAATTAAGCGAATACGGCGACGCCTTGCATCGGCAAGATACCCCGTACCGGAGGCGTAGATTACGCCAGTCTTTTGATTAAGCAAATCGGTCGTGCTGTACCAGTTTTCTTCTTCGTAGCCATCGGTCATCTTTTGTGTGGCTTCTTGCGTACCTTGCCGAATAATGCTTTTTCTATCAGGAAACATTGCTAAAGCAATATCTTCATCTACCCAGCGCCAGCGAAACACATACCTGGCGTCAGATAGGTCTAAGTCATAACTGGACGAATCCCAAAGGACGTTACGCCAATCTTCGTATTTTGAATACACGACGTCTTGTGTTGGGTCGTCGCGCACGCCGTCATCTACCCAGCCCACGCCGACCTTGACTGCATCGGCAAAGGCGCGGCTGCGCGAAAATTGTGCGTGGTTAATGTCTGAGACGTATTTCATGACTTTGGTTTTGACATCGGCCAGATCAACGTCATCCTCAGAGCGTGGCAAAATCCTCCAGTCAACCCGCGTTCTGCGCTCTGTGCCAATTAGCCAATCGACCATTGGTGCGACTTCGTTGTAGACCAGTGGCATTTGCCCACGGTCTCGAAGGATTGCAGCGTCTTGGGGATCCCATTGCATGTTGTCGTAGAAATCGGCATCCATCGCCATTTCCATGCGATTAAGCGACTGCTTGCCTTTTTCGTAATACCACCACTCAAGTAGTTTTCTATGCTCTTCGCGGTATTCGGCGCTATCGAGCTTATGCTGACCAGTCGGCTCTAGTGCGCGACTCGCTGATTCAAGGGTTTCACCTTGGCGTTTAAAGTAATCATCGCCGGCAGCATTGTGGTTTGACTCGAAATTAAAATCATCCATAGCTTGCGCCTTCTTTCTCGATCTGAATGTCTTGCTCAGAGATTGATTTTCCGTCCGCCTTGAGCTGCATCTTGCCAAACGATGCGTTGTGAAGCTCTTGAGGCGGGGCTGAAGGCATGCGGATCAAGTCCGGCAATCCTTCGTTAATGATGGTGGCGACGCGCACCCAATTGGGACGGCTGGGCTCAATGCCCATTACGTCGCACGCTTTGACACATTGGGTGGCTAGGTATTTTGGATCGTCGTACTTAAACGCTGCCGATTCAAAGACCACATACCAAGGGGCTCCTGATCGAAATGCGGGGATAAGGATGAGTGCGCGTTCGTCATTCATCCAAGTGTAGACAGCAACAAGGTCTCCGTGCTGCCGCGTCAGGTGCGCTTTGCGCAGATCAATTGATACGCCCATGTACTCTCCGAGATGTAGAGAGAACAATGCCATGCTTGCCACGAATACGGGCTAAAGATCTATTACTAAACCAACTTGATTTCGTGCCAAGCATGGCAAAGTAGGGAAAATTTAACGGGAGTTTGCAGATGGCCTCAAAAATTAAGAGTTACGCCGAAGAGGACGCCAAGTGGCGCGCCGAGTCAGATTTGCGCACGCTTCTTGAGGCATCGACCATCCGCAAAGATAAAAAGCGCTACGCCGCAGTGCGCGCTCTCGCAAAAGAAAAGACGATGGAAATGGCAACCGTTGCCGTCGATACCGATATGGACGGCGAATAACAGATTTTCAACCACAGTAAAGGGCGCGCATGAGTACGCTAACAGACGAGCAATTGGCAACACTGACAGACGAAGAACGAGCAGCGGTAACGGACACGGAATTTAGTCCTGAAGAGCTCGCAGCAATGAATGGAATTATCGAAGAAGGTGATGATTCCGACGATGACTCCACAGACGATGACGCCACAGCGTCAGACGCTAAGCCAGAGGTTAAGCAAGAGGCCAAGCCCGACGAGGCCGCACCGACCGAGGATTTAGCGGCGGCGGCTGCGCAGGCCACGGCAGAAGTCGTAACAGACGCCAAGCCAACGCCAGCAATCACGACATATCAGGCGCCCGAAGTCGAAGGTTATGCTGAAAAGGTTGCCGAGCTGGCCACACAAGAGGCTGAGCTTGATACTCAGTTTAAGGATGGCGACCTTGATTTTGAAGAATACAAGTCAAAAATCGCAGCGCTGTCCGCGCAACGCGAAGAGCTAAGCCGTCAGCAAACTAAGGCCGAGATTTCGCGCGAAATGCAAGCGCAGACGCAAGATCAGCTCTGGCGCACGACCGTTAGCACCTCGCTCGCGCGTTATGCCAAAGAAGATGGCGGGATTGATTACTCAAAGGATCAGGACAAAGCTGCAGACCTAGACGGCTTTGTGATCGCGCTTGCTAAAAAGCCTGAGAACGCCGAGCGGTCGATGCAATGGTTCTTGGATGAAGCGCATCGCCGCGTCAAAGCGCTTCACGGCATTACTGTTGCAACCAAGCCGGCCGATAAGAAAGACGTTGTGGCTGACGCTGTTGCCGCTCGCAAGCCCGCACTAGACAAGGCAGCTAAAACGCTTGCCCAAGTGCCGGGCTCAGACGG